GTGATGCTCAGGCAGCAGCTGCTCGAATCAAGGGGACAGCGCAGACCCCTGGCGGTATCAATCCCCTTGCAGCGATTGGATCGTTATTTAATCCTCTTAGTGTACCCGGATCAATTCTTGCCTTAACCCAATTAGAAGGTTCGAGTCCTCCCCAGGATACTCCGCAGCGCCGCCAAGCAATGGCAAACTATGCTGTAAAAACGAATATGTGGGGCAAATATGGCGCAGAAAAAGAACCTTTCAAGGTTCCTTCCATGGAAGAGCCAGAGCCTGACACTACGGCTTTAAGCAGTGCATCCACGCCGAGCGAACGTGCTTATTTGGAAGAAAAGCGTCGTGCTACTCAGTTAGCAGAACAAGATCAACTCTCTAAAAAATATAAGGTTGCTGATTTAACAAAGGCTTATAACACTGCTGCCACTCCCGAGGAAAAAGAAAAGATCGGCCTGCAGATTTGGGCCACAACAAATCCTCGTTTAGCACAAAAGCTGAAGCCGGGTCAACTTGGCTATACAGAAGCACAAACTGCAATCCAGGCTCAAAGTCCACTAGGCGCTTTTACACAAGCAACAGGCGATATGCAGTATGCCGAGAAAATGAATTTTGGCTTGGCTTCTCCCACTGGAGCACCGGCATTCAATTTAAAGACTCCACTCAGTGGTGTTCCTGTACCTCCGGTTGATCAAGTTGGTATTTCAGAGGCATTTACCAAGGGTGCTGTTCTTGTTACCGATGCGTTTAAAGCAGGAGCATTTAAGCCCGACCTAAGCCAGACACAGCTGGCGCTATTAAAACAAGCTTTTGAGCGTGGGTTAAAATAAATAACTGGCTTCGTTTTTACGTGTAAGCCCAGCCGACTGGACACAGATCTTTGATCTACGGGGGCCAGTGTTGTTGCATTAATCCAATGATTCTTTGTCCTAATTTTGTTAAACGACTTGCGGCTACTGTAAGCCTGGTTGCCTCTGTACAAACCGTGTTTACCCCTGGCCTCAAAGCGGAATCAAATTGGGTAGGAGAATAAGGAGAAAATCACGATGTCTGGTGAACGCCAAATTCTTGAACAATGGGCAAAGCGTAATCCCGGTCTTTATGAGGGACTAAAGCAGGCCGTTGCTGGCGCCGAAGGAACAATCCTTGGCGGAAAACCGGGATATAACGTCATGTTTGGCGGCGGTAGGTTCAAAGATTTTTCTCGTCACCCGGACAGAGTTATTCGCTCAGGTGGATACGCAAGTGCCGCAGCCGGCGCGTATCAATTCATGCCTGGAACTTGGCAGGGAGCACAACAAAGCCTTGGCCTTTCGGACTTCGGTCCGCAGTCCCAGGACTTGGCAATGCTTAAGCTTGCAAGAGATCGCCTCAAGCCCATTGGCGGCCTGTCGGCAATCACCAAGGCCAATGCATTAACGCCTGAGATCCAAGCTGCACTGGCGCCCGAATGGGCTTCGTTCCCTACGCAGAGTGGCAGCAGCTATTACGGACAACCAGTCAAGAAAGCAGAAGAAATTCAACGCTTTTTTGAACAAGGTCGTCAGCGTGGTTCTCAAGTTACTGCTACGTCACCGGCGGCTCCTCAGCGTTCTGTAGAAGATATCTTGTCTTCTGTTTTGACAGGCGCTCAGAAACCTGGTCTTGAAGAAACAAATAAGAAAGCAACGTCTCTTGTAGACACAATCAAGGGATCTCTTATCCAATCCTTGGTTGCGCCTCTTATTAATCCCCTGGGCATGCTCTAATGGCGCGTTTTTCTGAATACTTAGACGCAAATTATCTCCCCGGGGAAGTTTATTCAGCGGGGCTTAGCGAATATCGCGACCGTCCCCAAGAGGTTGCTGATTATTTGGCACAGAAGAGATTTAAATTTAGCCCTGACGCAGAAGACGGCACTTACTTTCAAACCTTCTTGGCTCTGCAAAATAATCCAGAAGCCTTATTTGAGAGCAAGATGCGTCTTCCAAAGAATTTCCAAACGTTTATGGCGTTATCTGGTCGCGGAACCTAACGCTATAATTAACAAAAAAGCGGTGTAAAAACGTGTCGAGTACTGCAACGAATAAGCAGCCTCTGCTTGTAGACAGGCCTTTGTTTGACTCTGTGCGTGTCACAACGCAGACAGTTGGCAGCGCGGCCTCCAACACATTGTTTGTGCAGGGTGGTCAAGCGCCTTCCGTGCTCGTCGACATGGATGCATCGTTGAGCGAAGATAATAACAACGGTGGTGTTGTGGATTCCATCACGATTGTTCGTAATGATTTCCATCGCCCCGCCGATTACACCGTTAATGCTGCAACGTCTGGCACCGTTATCTCTCTGATTAGCGGTCAGATTGTCTACGTGGCTTCCACTACTGTTGTTGGCACCGCCCCTGCAAGTGGCGTGGGTTACTACACCTATACCGGTGCAGCCACACTGACAGGCGTCAACACTGCCCTGCTTTACTCCGGCGGCACTGCAACAGGCTTTACTTATAACGGTGTTAACTACGGTTACAAGCCCTCTGTAACTTTTGCTTTCTACCATACGCGTGGCACCACGACTCCCATTCCGGCTCCTGGTGACTACAAGCTGTTGTTTGCTAAGACGGTTCCTGCTGATAGCGGTGTGGTTGACTGCTCGGATGTGATGCCTCAGCTAGCAACGCCCATCGTTCAAGCAGGCAACACCAACGGTCTTGGCGCCACAGCTCCTCTGCGTAATAAGGGTGTTTACCTGGAGCGTGGCGACCGCATTTACGTTGGCGTGTTCCCCGACGGCCCCAATGTTTCCGGGTATATTCCTGGCGCTCACGTGATTGCAGAAGGCGGCTTCTTCTGATCATGGCGAAAAAGAGTGGTAATTCCTTTGGCGAGTTCGCCAGGACCACGATTTTCGAACCTAAAAACGTACAACCAATCAGGACAGAATTCTCTAAAGGATCTGTTCCTGATTCGATCTATTCGTCTAACCGGGAGTCTGCTTGGTCGCGCTGGCGGCGCGGCTTTGAAATTTACTGCAATACAAGCGTCAACAAGAACTACAGCTATCCATTTGATTATTTCATTCCCCTCCCTCCAGGGACCGTAATCCCCCCTGGGGCGAATCCCCCCAAAATCCCAGGAATCTTTCAGGGTTTTCCGACAAACAATAAGGACATGTGCATGCACTGGGCCGGAGTGCGTGTTGCTGGAAGTCTGCGGTTTGATAATGTGCGCGATAAGGATGGCGATCCGTCTCCAATCTTGTCTGTCACTGAAGATGAAGACTATTGGTACGTGACCATAAGTGGAGATTGGAGCCCTGCCACTCCATTGCCTGCTCCTTTGTTTATTCCACCCGTTGGACCAATCCCCAAGCAGTATCCAATCAACGGTGAGATTCTTGAGGATCGCATTGTTTCAGTCGGCGGGACGCCCATTACAAAAGACACAATTGATCCAACAACACAAAAGCGATACGGCTATGTACAAGCCGTTTTGGTATCAACGAACGAGGCCACAGGTGTCTTAAAACTACAAAAGCAAGGCTCCGTGGAAGCCACGCCTGACGGTGTATTCCGTACTCCGGCCACCCGCCCACCTTCCGTGGGCCGTTACTTGATGACAGGTACGCGTTATTGCTGTTCCTGCCAGGATTTTACGCGTCGTGATTACGCATACATGATGGAGTTGGGAAGCAACAATAAAAAAGTATTCCCACGAACTAACGTTTCTGTTATCAAACCTGGTCGATATGAAGTTATGACGCTCCGTGGCGTGGTCGACAATAGTGCAATGACCAGTGCAACGGTTAATCGAAATATGCGCGTGGTTTCACCATCGCCTGAATACAACGTTCCTCCGACAGTCACTCCAAATACATCAACTGATCCACGAGCACTTAGGGATAATCCTGGCGTGTTTCGAGATTTTGGTAAGACATTCCTGCGCAACACACCGCTCCCTTCCCTGGAAGGTGCAAGGGCAGAAGGCATGCCGCTATATGAAGACTACGCCACATCATTAAATCCAGATGGTTCGCACACGATTACGTCCATGACAGATTTCTGGACGCCGCTTCTTGATGAGCTTCGTTACTGCAAACATATTTATGCAATGAAGTTTATGGAGAACGTCTTCCCTCCTGAGCCTTCTGACTTGCCGGTCGAAATGGGAAGCATCGTGGAATGGGAGCAAAAATTAGTGGAAGACACAATAAAAGAAAACGAAACATCAGCGTACAGATTGACCGAACGCGGATTATCAATCATGGACGTTCCTCCGTATAACTGCCAGGCGCCAATGATGATGCCGATGATGCAGAAGTTATTTAATGTGCCGTCTACATTTGTATTAATGTCTGGTTTTAGGATGTATGACAAGAACGGTGAGCAATACAATCCGTCAACAGGAGGTCGCCCGGGGGTCTAATGTCTAACTTTGGAGATATCGTCGACGGAACTTTTATTCTTTCAGAAGAACAAGTTGATATTCGGAAATACGGCTTGAGTGAAATTCAAGCCAGTGGCATTCCTACTGTTTATCACGTAGGAGATGTCATCAACTTGCCTTATGCTTCTGGAGAAATTTCCACAATGGAAGCAATTGGCCTGGCGTGGTATGCCTTTGCAAGTGGAATAACACCTTCTTAAGTGTTACAAATTCTTAATAATGTATACTTATATTAAGTCTCACGAGACTTATTAAGGCTTTTCTTTTTCCCTAGCGCCCTGGATAAGTCGACTGTTATGGTCGGGCCATCCAGTACACCTCAACCATGTCACAGCACCCGCCTGTTGATCAGCGGATTGTGGATGAGTACTTTCAGCTGATCTCAAATCGAAAAACAAAAGACGTAGCCTGGCTTTACGGAATGGTTGCAACCTTCGGTTTAAAGCCAGAGGATTTAAGTGGATTCTCCTGGGGACCAGGGGGAACAATCTATACGACCAGTCGAAAGCGTTCTGTTTCCCCATTGCATCCACAGTGGGTTGTTTTATTTGGACTAAAAGAAAAAGAGCCTTGCGTTCAGCAAGACTCTTGGCAGTCCCTTTGTTCGTCTCTGTATCGTTCAATGGCATATCAAGACATTGCCTTGAACGTCACTGATTTGATGTTGGCACATCGCCTACGCAAGGGCCATTACCAGCGCTTTAAGCAGACACTGGCAGCTCCCCGCTCTTTCGCAGCTGTTTCCTAACCGCTTCCACGTTCCAGCGGTAACCGTCACGTGAACGGGTTTCTGGGAACGCTGCGAAATGCGGACCCAACTTGAGGGTTCCGTTGTCGCGGTATTTGAAGAGGGTTTGACGGTCAATGCCGAGGAGTTCTTCGGCACGTTGAACGGGGACCCAGCCCCTGACTTTGGTCATGGCGCGAGAAGACGCGTGCTCTTATAAGGTATCCACTTGTTGCGCCTTGTCAAGACTCTTAAGATACCTTTTATCTTTTTGTTGTGGTTGGATACAAATGTGGGGAAATTAAAATTAGATAACGGCAACTAAAGAGCATGTTCAATAGTGAACAGGATCCCCTCGCCCTGCTCATTGAATTAACTCCAAAGTTAGCAAAGAAACGTTATCGACAGTCTATTTACGACGCCTGGAATTGCAAGTGTGGCTATTGCGGAGATGAAGCCACATCCCTTGATCACATCATCCCGAGGTTCCGTTCCGGCTCAAGCAACAGAAATAACCTGATTCCCGCGTGCCGTCGGTGCAATACAAACAAGGCCAGCGCCAAGATGGAAGAATGGTATCGGCAACAAGATTTCTATACAGACATACAACACAACAAAATTAAAGCCTGGATGAACCAAGAAACAGTCGATCTTTTTTCTTATACTGCATTTGAACCAAGTATTACAATTGCAGGTTAATGACTTTTGCTGAATGGATGCGGGATACAGCGCCTGATATGAAAGGCGCACAAATGGCCGCAGGCAATAATCAAGATGCTTTAAATTACTTACTCCAGATTGGCTACTGCTGTCGCATTATTGACAACGTGTACGATCAAGATCGTCGCTATGAGATACAGGACTTACTTGATGTGTTTGAACTGCTTTTTACAAGGATCCCAAGCAATCCGTTTTATCAAGAAAATATTAAAACCCTACAGCCTTTTCAGAATCTTGGCTGGTGCGCCTGGCAACAGGCAAATCGACTTTGTACTGGCACACCTACTGAACGTATTTACGCCCATGTTTACCGAGGTTTGGTCGGTGAACTGTATCCAGTAGTTGCCTTGTTAACGCAAGGATATGATGCGATGATAGAAATAAGAGAATTTACGGAAAGCTATTTCCGCGATAGTTGGCAAAAATCGCTTGATAGGTAATGGGACTTTATTACGATAGCGGTGCGCGTAAATGGGTTGTTAACCCCGAAAAAACCGATTACAACACTTATTACGCCCCGCTGCCCGAATACGAAGAATATCAAATAAAGACTCAGGATCGTTGCGCTTCACGTGATGTTTGGGGAAATTGTACTGCGGAAGATCGCTATGAAACTAAAAGACGTGATTTACCCGGAAACGCTGCAATCAATAGAGAAAAACGACAAGAAACTAAGGATAATGCTAATTTAAATGCGAAAAATCAAAGACTTAATAACGCTTATAATTTCACAGTACAAGTTGCAAATTCAACCCAGGGGGGTGATTACACTTCTCGCCGGCAGCAATTGCGTAATGCCACTGCGGACTTGGATACAGCCACTAAACAAGATATTGAAAATCAATTTAAAACATTTTATCGCACTGAAAAACTTCAAACATGGAACACTTCACTAGGAGCTAAGCCTTTATACGGTGATTTTGACCCTACGTATTACAAACAAACTTATCCACAGGTCACAGAAGGTTGGAGGAATGCCGTTGCCAACGATGATATTGACATCACGGAGCGCTATGGAGAAAATGGATATTACTTACAGCATTACACGTCACAAGGAAAACCAGCAGGCTTTCGTGGCAACGCGCCAGAAGGCACAACGGCAGCTGCGCGTTACGTGGAAGCCAAACCTACGGACAAGGATTTACAAGCGGTTCGCGATGTACAGCTTGGTGTTAACACGGCCACTCAAACTGAACGCCTGTTAAACGTTCCAGAAATTGCTGCTGCATGGGAAAAAGCAAAAACCGATGATCCTTATTGGTCGAAATTGGCAAAAGACAATTATTTAGATGTAAATAAGCCAGATGAATTTGTTACGCTTTTCCGTATTTCAGATCGACCAGAGGATAAGCAAGTCAGCCTCAATTACAACATTAACGCTGGTTACGGCATTACACAATTAGAAGATGTATTAAACGAGGCCGTGGGCGAAAAAGCAGCGGTTGATGTTAAAAAATTTGGCGCATTAGCGCAAGATGTGTTAAAAGAAACAATCAGTGAGATGCAGCAAGCTAAAGCAAAAGAAGAAATGCTTGGTTTACTGGGCGGACTTGGCGGTTTCACTGAGATTATGAATATTAATAATGAATTGAGTAACGCCATCTTGGGTGATACAGGCGTCGGCGGTCTGCTTTCTTTTACATCTGCAGGTAAAGCAGAAGAATCTTTAGAGAAAAATCTTCAAAACATCACAGGTGTACGCAACAATACAACTTATAACTGGCAACAATGGTTTGATAGTGAGTTAAAAAAACGTTACGAACAAGACCTGGAACTTGGCTACACAACAGCAGAAGCGACTGAAAATGTAAAAATTGAAAGCCAATTTGCGCGTAACTTTATTGATCAATATTTAATTCCACGCTTCAATACGGCTCGTTCAATGGATGAATTTGTTGAATATATTGATATTCGGCAAGAAGAACAAAACCCCTTCCAGACTCAGGACATGCTTAATGCTGTCAGCCTGGTTGCTGATTTACGTGCCAAACAGTATTTGGATCAAATTAAAAGCACTAATCCGCGTTATTTTAACTCTAGTTTTTATTTCAATCCGTCAGGAGACAAAGCTCGTGAATCACAGTACGCCGACCAGGCGCGTGTTGTTGCGCAAGATTGGGAAGCAGCGAAAAAAGGCGATCCGTATTGGGCGCAGCAAGCCTATCGCTTTGGCATTGACTTAAACGATAAAGATGCTTTTGCACGCATCCATTTTCAAGTAAAAGGTCAGGGTCGTGGTTATGACGGTGCTGATGATATTTTAAATGCCGGCAAAGTTCGAGATCAAATTTATAACAACATATTACCTGCGCTCAAAGAAGAAGCACTACGCCAAGGTTCTGTCTTCGGTCAGTTTGTAACACCAGAGGAATTTGCCGACGAAATGCTCCGTGGTTTGGATCCCGATGATAAATCAACGTGGCAAGAAGTACTGCAAAGGTATGGCTTGACTGACTTCAAGGGAACAGTAGACGAATTAAAACAGTATGTGGTTGAAACATTGCGCACAGGTTCGGCCCAGGATATTCGTGAGCAAATTAAATATTTAAATGAAAAACGTCAACGCCCAACACAGCAAGTTCTCGGCCTTACCTACATTGAGCGGCCAGAGGATTATAAAGATGAAATGGCAACGCCACAAACTGAACTGTATAAAACGTTCCAGTCCGCTGGTTACCAGGGTACAGAAGATGAGTTTTACAATAACTTCTTTCCAGATTTAGACAGGTCTGAACAAACAATCCTCACCAAGGCTGGCAGCGACAAGGCACTGCAGTCATACGGCCTTGACCTGAGTGACCCCTTCGCCTCTCTTGGCACAATCGAAAGTTTCTTTGATGAGGGAACAACGGGAGGTAAAGAGGAAGGTGGCGATACGTCAGCAAGTTTCTTCAGATTAGGATTGGATGATGAAGACGAAGAAACTGATTACAAATCCAAGACAGGCACACAAATTTTGGGTGAGTTCACTTCAATGTTTAAAGGACTCTAATGGCTGAAAAACATAAAAAAGCAGCGGCTGCAGCCAAGATTGCTAAGGACAAAATGGCGTGTAACAAGCCTCGCCGTACACCTGGGCATCCCACCAAGTCCCATGTTGTCAAAGCCTGCAAGGGAGGAGAGGAAAAGATTATTCGGTTCGGCCAACAGGGCGTTGAGGGCGCTGGGAAAAATCCGACCAGTGCCAAAGAAAAAGCAAGGAAAAAGTCATATTACGCAAGACATAACGCCCAAGATTCGAACCCAGACATCATGTCTGCCAGGTACTGGTCCCACAAAGTAAAGTGGTAGCGCCAACTCACTCCTGTCATGGCAAAACCCAAATCATCTTCATCCGTCAAACTTGAGTCCAAGCCCAAGAAAACGCGTCAAGGCCAGGGTCAACACAGCCTTCCTAATCACGGACGCAAAAAAATGCGCGGGCAAGGTAAATAAAATTTTGTGTATGATTGGGGGTAATAATAGTTACCCCCATGTCCGATTTTTCGCATGCGATTAACTTAATCCGCAAATACGAAGGTTTCAGCGAAAAGGCGTACCCAGACTTAACCACTGGTGGTGAACCTTACACCATTGGTTACGGCACCCAGTATTACCCGGACGGCTCCCCTGTTAAACAAGGGCAGTGTTGCAGCAAAGAAAAAGCCTTGCAACACTTGTTCTACGAAGTGCAAATCATTGACAGTCAGCTGACTAAGCTCAATCTTGGTCTTGATCCCTGCATGCGGCAGGCATTGATTTCATTCATCCACTCAATTGGATGGCAGCCCTTCCTGTACAGCTCCGTAATTGACGCCATTGAAGCAGAGGACTTCTGCATGGCGACACAGGAAATGTCCAGTTGGATCTTTGATGCCGAACACAAAGTTATCGGCGGTCTCCTGGATCGGCGTAGGGAAGAAGTCGACTTGTTCCTTCAGGAAGTAGATGCAAATCCCTGGGCATCCACACAAATTTTACTGGCCGCATTTAGGAATTACAGCGCTGCTCCGCATGAAGTACGGGCAATCCGCGAACTGGAAGAAAACGTCAGCCCGTATGTTCTGTCTAAGTTTGCCAACGATTTCCAGATCACAGATCGTCCATGGGATGAATTCAACCAAGAAGAGCTGGACGCCATATTTACCACCTAGGCTTAGAATAATTAGAACAAGACCTGCAAAGTGGAATGGAGCGTTCAGTCGAACCCCGTGAATTTCAACTTCCACTGGAACTGCAGTTTTCCATGCGGAAAGCAGAACTTACAGCCCAGGAGATGACCTGGGATGAGTTATACGCTGCTTTACTGAACCTGTACCACCAACGGCTCATGGAGTGGCACGCCGTAAAAGCCATCCTGGCCGATGAAAATATTGAGTTAGATTGGGATCTTCCCACTGATTTAGAACTGTGTGAACTCGCCGCCGCCTGCTTGATGGACGACGACGAGGACAGCGAAGAAGACGAGTACCAGCCCTTCTAAACTTCGCCCATTTCAATAAGACGATCCAGGTACCACCGTGCCTTCTTCAGTGATTCTGTCCCGCCTTTATGGCGCTCACGCCAAATATACTTCATGCAATTTCCCTTGCAGTAACCACGGAATTCTTCGATGGTTAAAGCCGCCTCAATGGCTTCGATGCATTCGATGCCCCCATCGGTGTAATGGGAAGGATGATTAACCACATCCTCCCTAACCTCAGGCCTTTCTTCTTTTACAAGCCAAGGGACGGGGCAAACTCCCCCTGGGCAATCAGAAATCTCTTCGTCTTCTACCGGCGCAAACCACGCCTTTTCAAGGACTCCTCCTTCATTTCCTCCGTTGGACCTTCCAGTTCCAGTACCAGAGACCGGGGCTTCGGTGCTGCTCCCATCCCCAGACCCTGCTCCATCGAAGGAATGTAACCGGTCACTCCGGGACGATCCATTCCCTCGATGTTGAGCGGATTCCGTTCCAGTCCCTGCTCGCATGCCGTCAGTCCACGATTGTACATATCGTACAACGGAACATCATTCTCTTGGTTATCGATGGGTGCACCGAAGTCTTGGTCTTGATCCAGGCACCGACACTTCACCTCATCTTCGACAAACGCATCCAAGAACGCGGCGGCTTGGTTATGCATGATATCTAAGGCTTGATTTATTCCTTTTACAATAATACTATGGCAAATTTCTTTGATTCCACCTACGATCCCAGGCACGACTCTGGATCCTCAGGTGTTGAAGTATCTGATCTACATCCTGAAAAGATTTATGACACAGATTTGCGTCGTTTAGAAGACGATGAGCAGTCTGTAATTGAACCCACGAATGACAAACAAGAGCGTGTTGCCAAATTCATGCGGGCCGCAAAGACCGCTGGGGCATACCGTCAACGAGCTGGGATTGCTGAGCCGACAATCCGTGGAAAAACTCCACGTAATCCAGCGTTTATCGATGGTACTGAACTTCCCAGCCTTGGGGACACTATTGGTACCGCCGGTAGTACCAACTACGCCAATAAACCTCAGCCACGCCTCGGCAAATCTTTTGCCTGATCACACCTGAGACAACACAACCTCGGGGGGTTGATCTTGGTACTTACCCTTGCGATCTTGGTAGCTCACTTCACAGGGAGCCCCGCGATAAAACAAGAGCTGGGTGATGCCTTCATTTGCGTAGATCCGGTTAAAAAGCCCGGTGCAGTTACTGATCTCCAGCGTGAGATAACCTTCCCAGCCACTTTCAGCTGGAGTGATATTCACAAGGATTCCCGAACGAGCGTACGTCGACTTACCAACCGCAACAACAGTTACGTCACGGGGAAGCTTCAGACGTTCTTGTGCTACGCCTAAGCAGTAACCATAGGGAGGCAAAAGAAAATACTGGCCCTTTTCGTCTTCCAATAATTCAGCAGGCTTGAGAATGTCCGGATCAAAGTCCTTGGGATCACAGTCGCCAGCCTGAACTTTTCCAAAAATCAAACATTGACTGGGCGAAAGTCGGATGTCGTATCCATAGGAGCTAAGCCCATAGCTCAAAAGGCGCCTGCCATCTTCTTCGCTAACGACACGATCCACAAACGGCGAGATCATGTCATCTTCTTTTGCCAGGGTCTTAATTTGCCAATCCGCAAGAACCGTCATGGTCGCCTTCAATCGTTTTTCAGTATACAAAATTAGTAGAGAATGCGGCCCTTTTCTGAATAAATATCAAGAAAACGCTCGGTTGCTTCCGTGGCTGATTCCATCGGTGGCAAATAGACCAAAAACGATGTGCAGGTCTTATGTCTGCTAACGCCATTGCTCGTATTTTTGAGCAGCGTTGGGGCCGTACGGAGAATGCAGACAGGAAAATCGAACAGCTTTTGTTCGTACCGGATCATGTCCGGGCAATTCGTAAAGTAAAGGCCTTGTTTGATCTCACGAGCCATCCACGATCTATATAATTTTCGAAACCAGACGGCATGGGAAGAGGTCAATGTAGGTGACGTTGAGCGCGTCATCTTCCACCGTTGGTTCTTCCGTTCCCAAAAGTAGGTACCACTGGGCGGAAACAAGTAGACACTACCGAACCACTGCTGGCAATTCAACCCATCATCCGATGGAGTGAAATATTCCTTTGCTTCGACGTACTGATTAGCCACCTTGGAGCTGGCAACGTCCAGATCGATGCCCTCCAGGAGTGCGTGCGCCGATGCGACCAAGTCCTGGTTGGTGATCAGCTCACGGTCTTCCGCGTGAGACTTAATATTTTGAATCGGCATCAGCTCTCAGCAGCTGCGTTGTAGTCCACTTCGCAGTAACGAAGGCCAGTCTTGTCATTGATGAGGTATCCTGCCTTTTCTTGTGGGTCAATCTTCTGCGCTGCCTGCAAGATTCGCCGGAATGTCTCCGCCATGTCTCCATCGTTGTCCCGTTCGCACTCCTCTTGTGCGGCGTGGAGTTCCTTGAGGGTCAGGAAGAACATGGACCGCGATAAATTCTCGGGCTGGAACACCATGACGCCTGGGCCCTCGGCATCCCACATCTTGGAGTAGTGCTCACCCATGTCACCAAGAATTAACTTGATTGTTGCATCAAGCATTTTGGCTTTTGTCTCATCCATCTCAGGGCCAATGACGGATGCGATCAGTTTTTCCCTGCGATTCATGCGTCTAACAAACCCTGCCGGGCCAATGATTCAATCAGTTTATCGGTCGGCTGGTATAAAACGACCATTTTTCCAAGTACGCCACGTTTTTTTATCAGTTTTCCTTCTGCATCGCGTACTTTATCCAACTCACCAGACCTGATAAGATATTCGGCCACACAACGGAGACGACGCTTGAGGGGCAATTCAGCCTGGGGGAATTTGCCACAGATTGTGTCGGGCCTCATGTCACGGAACGCCAGCCGCAAGCGATTCGCTAGCGTCATATTGGAATTGGCGTCCTCTTCTTCATAGTTTTTTAAGTTTTCGAGGTATCGACGCAGGCATCCGTCGTCGAAAGAGCCCTCGGGAGGCAAGAACATCTCCAGTTGCCGGAACAATGATTCCGGTAGGGACTCCTCGCAGTTCTCTACGGTAACTGCGGAAAGATCAACGTCTCGAAAACGGTGTGCCATTATTCCAACGCATCAAACGTCGTTGATTTATAAAGCCGGTTGATTTGCTTGCGGTGATCGTCTACCAAGGTCTCTCGGTTTTTGGCGAATGATTGCACCAGCGAGTTCCAAGGGATGCGGATGACTGCCTTCTTGGAAGGGTTGGGACATGCATTGATGTAATGGATGCCTTCTACCCAGCCCTTATCAGGGGTTTTTCTCCCCATGGCAATCCAATTCCTCAGGGTCTGGTCAGAAACATTCAGACGCCTGGCACATTCTTCTGTCGAGATGTATTCGTCGGCAAAGGCCTGGGGGTTCAGCGACGTTGTTTCACCGTTTTCGTAACGGCTATGCCACATGCTCGCCAGGATATTGCGAATACCCTTCAGTTCATGTGCAATGTCTTCTAAACCTTTCCTTAGACCGTATGCCATAACGACAAATGTTTTGATCAGATGCTAACGTGTGGGAAAACAGTTTGCCCAAATGGAAGATCAGATTCCCCCCAGCCAGCTGCCTTCTCTTCCACAGATTTCTCTCGAACAGCTAGAAGAAATGAAGGCCCGTGCCAAGGAGCTGGCAATTCAACAAACCATGGCACAACAACAAATTGCTCAACAACCTCCGCAAGTTGTCTATGTTCGTCGCAACTTGACGGTTGCCGAACTTTTACTGGTGTTTCTGCTGTCCTGCGGTTTGGTAACCGGTGTACAAGCAGCCTGGAACTTTGCGACCAACGTGCTACCCCGCCTTGAAATCAAGGTTAAGTAGTGTATTGGACTTACGGAACTATAATTGATCCAAGGGCATTTATGTGAATAGGTAGTGGCTAATCGCAGAATAAGCGAATTACAAGAGATTGCCGGCATTGACCTAGCCGAGGCCGACCTATTCACAGTCGTGAAGGTTGCCGAAGTTGACCCGGCAATCAAGAATAAAAAATTAACAATATCTGGCACCAAGGCATACCTAAATATTTTCTACCTGCCGCGCACTGGCGGTACTGTTAGCGGCAACGTCACCGTTGGTGGAGACTTAACGGTTTCCGGTACAACGACAACGTCTGGCCTGGCGGTTTCCAATACGGCAACCATCAGTTCGCTCACCGTACAAAATAATGCAACTGTCAGCGGCACCCTCAGTGGTACAACGCTGACTGGTACAAACGTCAACGCAACGAATGTCAACGCGGTCAACTTGACTGCAGACACTTTTACCATTGCGTCGCTGACGGGTGTTTCTGGTACCTTCACGTCGCGTGTATCCGGTGCCACAGTCACAGGCGATACCGGCGCATTTACTAATTTATTTGCAATTACAGGCACTGTTACCAACTTCTTGTCGGTTGGCGAAGTCACTGGTGTCACTAGCCGCTTCACAAATATCACCGGTGCAACAGGCGTCTTTACGTCTTCCTTATCCGGCGCGAGTGTCACTGGTACAACCGCAAGTTTTACAACAGGTGTTTTTCAGACTCTGGTTACATCTGGTCAGACGATTGGCGGCAACTTAACGGTTTCTGGAACATTTAGGGCGCTTGGATCTGGCTTCTTTAGCTCCGGTGTTCAAGTCACTGGAACCCTCAGTGGTACGACAGTAACCGGCACGACGGCTCAGTTCACCAATATCACCGGCGTTAATGTCATTGGTACCACACTAGTTTCTGGTGTAACAGTCAGTGGCGGTTTCGGTAAGTTTGATAGCGTCACTGGTAATACAATCATTGGCCTCACCACAATCTCTGGTGGGACAATCACCGGCAATACCGGAAACTTTACCGACATCAATGCAATTACGGCGACGTTCACAACAGGAATCGTTCGCCAACAAATCACTGTTACAGGCAGTGCCAATATCAACGGGAACCTAGTCGTTGGTGGCTCTGGCCTCTTTAGTTCTGGTATTAGTGCCACTGGAACGATCAGTGGTCAGACCTTTACTGGTGGATTGGCTCAATTCACCACAATCACAGGCGGCACCGCCGGCTTCACAACGGTAACCGGCCAGACAGTTACAGGTAATGCCGCTCAATTCAACACAATCACCGGCAATGCCGGCTCATTCACCGTAGTCACCGGTACGACAATTACCGGAAACCTCGGTTTATTTACTACGTTGACCGGTGTCAACCTTGTTGGCAGTACTTCAGTTTTTGGTGCCACTGTTACCGGTAACGTTGGTCAATTTACTGCACTAACTGGGAATACCGCTGGCTTTACAACAGTCACAGGTGCAACTGTCACCGGCACAACCGCTAATTTTGTCACGGTTTCTGGTAATACGGTCACTGGTAATACCGGGTTATTCACAAATCTCACTGGTGTTACTGTCGTCGGTACCACCACTGTTTCTGGCGCAACAATTACCGGTAATGTTATTCGTGCTACAACCATTACAGGCGTCAGTGGCGTCTTCACCAGCTCTGTGTCGGGTGCCACGGTGACAGGGGTCAGTGGTTTGTTCTCCTCTGCGTTAAGAATTAGTGGGTCCAATGTGGCAACTGAAAGCTACGCAGATAACACGGCAATTGTGTTTGCTATTGCACTTGGTTAAACACCTTATAATTAAGAAAACTGTGACTGGTATCCGCAAATAAATGGCACGTTTTGTTTCGGTAGTTAGGCAAAATATCGCCAGCGGATCTACCTCTCCGACTGCGATTATTTCCGGTACGTCCAACGCCAGTGGTGTTCCCGCCGGTACTTACGGCGTGATCCTCAGTATTCTGGCATCTAATACAACGCCCAATTCTCAGAACGTCACCGTTCAATTGATTAAGTCCGGTGGTACAACCACTGGTTCCCTCATTACTTCTGGCACTGTCCCGAACCAGTCTTCCCTTGAGTTCATGACTGGAAACAAGGTGATTGTTCAGTCGGAAGACGTTGTCCGTGCTTATGCAGGAACTGGCAGCTCCGTGGATGTTGTCGTTTCTTACATGTTGAACCCGCAAGATAACACGATCTAATCATGCCGTACCTTGGTAACGTCCCCTCATCTTTTAATGTTGGCACCAACAACATTGATAATGATGCAATTACAACCGAAAAAATTGCAGCGGGTGCTGTTGTCAATGCCGACGTAAACGCTGCGGCAGCTATTGCAGGTACAAAGATCAGCCCTGATTTTGGCAGTCAAAATATCCTTACAACTGGTACCAGTACAGCAGCAAGCTTTAGTCCCAGTAGTTCAAGCGTTCCCACAAACGGCTTTTATTTACCATCCGCAAACAACTTAGCCATCTCAACTAATGGCACTGGGCGGTTGTTTGTTGATTCTGCCGGAAACGTGGGCTTGGGAACTGGGAGTCCTATAGCCCCACTGCATGTGGTCGGCAACGTAAGAGCCAACCAATTTATCCCTTTAACAGACTCTGCAGCGGCTCCAGGGCTTTGCGTGGCGGTTGAAACTGACACCGGGTTTTTCCGGCCAGCCGGCGACACAATTGCAATTGCTACTGGCGGCAGTGAAATTGCTCGTTTTACCTCGGCAGGCCGTTTAGGTCTGGGGACTAGCAGCCCCATCGCATTGCTTGACGTGCGAGGCAATGTTTACCTCGCTGGCAACGGAACATCGCGACAGACTATTGCGGCAGTCACCACAGGAGGCAGCTTTGAGACTGGCGTTGAAGCTTCAACGGGTGGTGCAGTATTCACAGGCTCCTCTGCTTACGCAGGTGTCATTGGAACGCAAAACGCCACATCGCTTCAATTCGGGAGCAATGGAGCAATTAGAGCAACACTTGACTCCTCAGGGCGACTAGGGATTGGCACTACTAGCCCAGGGACATCGCTAGACGTAAATGGCAAACTGCGACTAAGTTCAACTGAGGACAGTCAACTGGAATGGGTCACAGGCGCGCAGACATGGCGCAGCAATGTCGTGAGTGGAGGGAAGTGGTATCTATACGATGTCACTAACGCTAAGTTCCCGCTTGATGTTTCTGCAAATTCTACGTGCAAGCTCGACATAAACACGTCGCACGTTGCGTTTACGACCAACGCCTCCGAACGCGCCCGCATCGACAGCTCGGGACGCTTGTTAGTTGGCACGTCTACTGCGCGTACTAACTTTAATGGAAATGTAACTACACTTCAGATTGAATCGACCAACTCATTTTCCTCTGGATTATCAGTAGTATCCAATCGCAGTAGCGCCGATGCAAATTGGCCGGCTCACATTCGTCTTGGGAGATCTGGGGCAACAACTTTAGGGTCAAATACTGTCGTAGCAAGTGGCAATAGCCTAGGGTCGATTAACTTTTCCGGTGCTGATGGCACAAACTTTATAGATGCGGCAGCGATATTTGCTCAAGTAGACGGCACACCCGGCGCAAATGATATGCCTGGGCGGCTGGTATTTAGTACCACCGCAGATGGAGCGAGCGGTCCTACTGAACGAATGCGCCTGGACTCCAGTGGCCGCTTAGGTCTGGGGACTAGTGCGCCTGCTGGCAAGGCAATGATTCTTGGCAGTGATACCACTAGTTTTGGAACTATTACCAATGGAGCATTGAACCTTGGTACGACTAATGGCACGACAAACGGACGATATGTAAATCTTAATTTTGGTTATGACACTGGTGCTACAAATGCTCCTGCAAGTATTGGTTTTACATATACAGCGCAGACTGGCACTGGCGCCGGTTCGCTTCAGTTTGGAACCAGGAGCGTAACTACAGATACCGCGCCAGACGTGCGGATGACAATTACCTCCGCAGGCAACGTAGGGATTGGCACTACTTCGCCCAGCGAACTCCTATCTCTCAACAGCAGCTCGTCTAACGCTGCGGTTAGCATTAGAACAGGTGGCGCATCATTTAACTCAGTAGTCAAGTTCAACGCCGACGATACCAACTACGCAGGCATTGGCCTTGAGAACACTGCACTTGTCATGCGGTGCAGCAATAGCTCTACGCCAACCGAACGCGCCCGCATCGACAGCTCCGGCAGGTTGTTAGTTGGCACGTCTACGGCGCGTGCAAACTTCTTCAATGCAACAGCAACAACGCAGCTTCAAATCGAAAAAGCAGGTGGTGGCGGCGGCGTTTCTGTCGTTAGTGATTCTGTGGGCGATGATCCAGCCATTCTCATTCTTGCTAAATCAAACAACGCTTCACTGGGCGGTAATACCGTAGTTGCGGCAGACAATTTCCTAGGGACTGTTGCATTTCACGGAAATGATGGAACTGAGTTTGTAGATGCCGCACGGATAAGTTGCTATGTAGACGGCACTCCCGGCGCTAACGACATGCCAGGCCGTTTAGTGTTCTCCACTACCGCCGACGGAGCGAGCAGCCCGACGGAGCGGATGAGGATTAGGAGCGATGGAAATATCGGCTTTTTCAATACTCCTGGCATCTATCCCAACACAGATAACGGAGCCAGTGTAGGCTTTAGCGGTAATCGCTGGTCTGCAGTTTATGCAGTCAATGGCACAATTCAAACATCTGATGTACGGGAGAAAATTGAAGTAGCAAGCTCCGTTCTTGGCTCAAACTTTATTAAAGCTCTACGTCCAGTCTCCTACAAGTGGATCGAAGGCGGCAAACAAGACTCAGGCGGCCGGGATGAAGATGGAAACTACATCTACAAATCGGTTCCTGGCGAACGCACTCATTGGGGCTTCATCGCTCAAGAAGTGAAAGAAGCTATTGACGCTGCTGGCGTTGACTTTGGCGGCTGGGTGCTGACCGACAAGGACGACCCAGACAGTCAACAGGCTCTGCGCTACGACCAATTCATTGCACCGCTGACCAAAGCACTTCAGGAAGCACTTGCCGAGATTGACGTGCTCAAAGCCAAAGTTGCAGCCCTTGAGGCGTCGTAGTCCTACTCACTACTACCGCTCAACATTTCTTCAGTAATTCAGCTATAATTCATCAAGATTTCCCTGGCATTTATGGCCTCTCTTCAAGAAAAAATTGACGCCCTGTACAAAGAACTGGAAGAAGTTGTGGAACAACACAACCAAGCAGTTCAAGTCCAGAATGCCGCCAAAGAAAAGGCAATCTCTATCCAAGGTGCGCTTAACGCTCTCCGTGAACTTCAAGAAGACGAAGAAGGCGAAGCGCCCACTGAAGCTGCTTGATTTAAAATAAGGAATAAGCGTGTAAGGTAAAAATTGGCTTACATCGGTCAGCAGCCAGTTGTTGGGCGTTACATTAAAATTGACCAAATCTCTGGTGGTTTTAATGGCACCGCTAGTGGATTCACGCTAGCCGCAGGTGGCCAGGGCGTTTTGCCTGGCACCGCACGCAACCTCATGCTGTCCTTGGGTGGTGTTATCCAAGAACCAGAGACTGACTTCACGGTTTCTGGTTCTGGACTGACGTTCACCACCCCGCCGGTCTCCGGCACAACATTTTTTGCAGTCGTCTTTGGCGACATGCAAGCAGTTGGTACACCAAGCGACAACACGGTTACCCCTGCGACAATCTCACCTACTGGTACATTTGTATTTCCAAATGTTACCGTCAGTGGCACAACGGTCATTGCCTCTGGCACAGCAGCCGTACCATCTCTATCCGTAACAGGCGATAGCAATACAGGTCTATTTTCACCCGGTAGTGATCAACTTTCTATCACAGCTGGTGGCACTGAACGTGTCAAATTGGGTACCACTGAGGTGGTATTTAACGATAGTGGTAATGATGTTGATTTTCGCGTTGAAGGTGATACCAACGCCAACTTACTTTTTATTGATGCCTCCACAGATCGTGTAGGTCTGGGGACTAGTAGCCCTGCAAATGGACGGTTGAATGTTTCCGCAGCAACAAACCAAATCACCGTCGATACAGGCGACACCGCCACCTATGGCCGCCTTGATATTGGTCATTTCACCAACGGCACGTTTATTGGAACATACGCAGGTAGCAATACAGCATCTGATCTAATCCGTTTTGGAACAGGCGGAACAACTCGGATGACGCTGGACTCCTCAGGGCGATTAGGGATTGGCACTACTAGCCCTAATGCGTCTTTGGTTGTCGCAGCTTCCGGTGCTGCTGGATTTGAGGTGACCCCTGGATCGGTAAGTGCCTCTAGTGGCACCCTTATTGAGCATTACAACCGAAGTACGGCCGCATACG